ACTAAGCCGTCTGCATTTGACCGCATCAATGTACGCCGTTTGTTCATCGTCCTTGAGAAGGCAATTGCAACTGCTTCTAAGTATAGTCTGTTCGAGTTTAATGATGCATTCACTCGCTCACAGTTCCGTTCAATGGTAGAACCATTCCTTCGTGATGTACAAAGCCGCCGTGGTATCACCGACTTCCTAGTGAAGTGCGATGACTCCAACAATACGGCTGAGGTGATCGATGGTAACCGCTTCGTAGCAGATATCTTCATCAAACCTGCTCGTAGCATCAATTTCATCCAACTCAACTTCATTGCTACGAAGACTGGTGTTTCGTTCACTGAAGTAGGCGGTTAATATCTTCCTAAATAATAAGGAAAAAGGAGACACATAAATGGCATATAGCCAATTCAGCATAGACGCTTTCAGAGCGAACCTTATTAATGGTGGTGCGAGAGATAACCTCTATTTAGTCACAGGTTCATTCCCAAGTGGAGGTACCCGTGCCATCAACGCAGCAGCAGGAGTCGCAGGAGCGATCTTTGGTACTGCTGCTGCTGGTGCGGTTAGTGCAGTCGGTGGATTGGTTAACAACGGAAACGCCAATAGCCAAATCACCTTCCTCTGCAAGGGCGCATCGATTCCTGCTTCTACCCTTAGTGAAGGTACTGCCAACTTCATGGGTAGAACTATGAAGTTTGCTGCTGACCGTACATTTGGAGATTGGACATTGAAGGTATACAACGATGGTTCATATAATCTACGCAAGGCATTTGAATCTTGGTCAAACCTGATTAACTCCTATCAGAGCAATGTTGGGCCAAACAATTTCAACTCATACTTCATGGATTGGGCAGTACAGCCTCTTACCCGCGAAGGCAATGCGATTTGCACCTATAAGTTCGTTGGTTGCTATCCAAAGGAAATTCAATCAGTAGAACTTGCCTTTGATGCCAAGGGATCAATCTCTGAATTTGGTGTTGTGTTGTCGTATCAGTACTATCAGTTAGCAGGAACAACAACCTGAGTAAATTCAGGCAATAGAGAGGTTTAAAAAATGGAAGTGTTCGGCTTCAAGTTAGAGCGTACAAAGAAGCAACAAACTGATTTCAAAGCACTCAAGTCGTTCGTGGTTCCAACCACAGACGATGGTGCTATTCCAGTAGAAGCAGGTGGCTTTTACGGTCAGTATGTTGACTTAGATGGTTCAGTTCGTAATGATTTTGAACTGGTAGCCAAGTATCGGGAAATGTCAATGGATCCCATCTGCGAAATTGCAGTTGATGATATTGTCAACGAAGCAATTGTTTCAGAACCAGGCAAGATGCCTGTCAAATTGTCGTTTACTAATGACAATACTTTAAGTCCAAAAATCAAAAGTAAGATCGAAGAAGAATTTAAGAATGTTCTTCGTTTGTTATCCTTTGATTCACGCGGATATGAAGTCTTTCGCCGTTGGTATGTCGATGGTAAGGTATATTTCCATCTCATCATTGATGAAGAAAAGCCTGAAAAGGGAATTCTTGAAGTTCGTTATGTCGATCCGCTGAACATTCAGAAGATCCGCGAATTCAAGAAAGAAACTCGTCCTGATGGTACCAAGATCATCACAGGATTCCGTGACTTCTATCTTTACAACAAAGACAATCCAAAAGTTGGTTCTGCCCAAGGTATTAAAATCAGCGAAGATGCTATTGCTTTCTGCTCATCGGGACTATTTGATAGTCGGTATCGCCGTACTGTTGGGTTTATGCACAAGGCTATTAAGCCGCTGAATCAATTACGCATGATGGAAGATGCCGTAGTCATCTATCGTATTTCTCGCGCACCTGAACGCCGAATCTTCTATATCGATGTAGGCAATCTTCCAAAGACCAAGGCAGAAGCCTATGTCAAGGACATTATGAATCGGTATCGCAATAAGTTGGTCTATGACGCACAGACTGGCGAAATCCGCGATGACCGTAAGTTCATGTCTATGCTTGAAGACTATTGGCTACCCCGCCGTGAAGGCTCAAAGGGAACTGAAATTACCACACTTTCAGGCGCGCAGAACCTTGGTGAGTTGGCAGATATCATCTACTTCCAAAAGAAGTTGTATCACGCTCTAAATGTCCCTATCAGTAGACTTCAACAGGACAAGGGTATTTCGCTTGGTCGTTCATCTGAAATCAACCGCGATGAACTTAAATTTTCAAAGTTTATCACTCGTCTTCGTTCAAAGTTCAACGAATTAATTCTTGATATTCTACGCAAGCAGGTTCTTCTCAAGAACATCATTACTCCTGATGACTGGAATGGTATCAAGGAAGTCCTGTTCTTAGATTACTTAAAGGATTCTTACTATGTTGAAACTAAGAATGCTGAACTACGCAAGCAGCGTAGCGGGGAACTGAACGAACTTGAAAAATACATAGGTAAGTACTATTCTCATTATTGGATCCGTTCGCAAGTTCTCGGTATGACAGAAGGTGAAATGAGAGAGATGGATAAGCAAATGACCGAGGAACGCAATAAGGGAATGTATCCTTCAACAGGATCACCAATATAAGGATCAAGCATGGATCACAGCAACATATCAAATGCAATAAATTCAGTAAACGAAAAGGATGCAATTTCCTTTAAGTCTTTGCTCTCACAAGAACTAAGCAATCGGTTATTTGCTTCACTTGAATCTCGTAAACAGGCTATTGCATCGGAAATCCTTGGTGAACAAGAAGAAGTAGTAGAAGCAAATATCCTTGCTCCTTCTGCTCCTCCTACTGTTGGTGTAAAGAAGAAGAACGGCAACACTCTTCTACCTCCTCCATCTTCAAAAACAATCAAGACAAAAAGTAATGAAGATACGCAAGATATGGCAGCAATGAAGGCAAAGGCAGAACTTGCAAAGTCGCATTCTTTAGTTGCAGCAACTAAAGCAAAGGGAGATGCAGTTGATATTAAGCGAAATGTACTTGGTAAACAAGAATTAGAAACCATGCAGAAACAAATTGACGCAGTTACCGATAACAGCGTTGATATTTCGTCTATTAAACCGGTTCCAGGTGGATTTGAAATTCGTAAGGATGAAGACAATGGACTAAATCCTACGATTGAAAAAGAATTTCTAGTCAAGACTTTTCAGCACAACGGAAAGATTGTAGAACTTAAACAAATCGGGTTGGGACTTTCGCGTCCTATTCGCGTATACATCGATGGTACTCGTTGGAATTTCTTTCCCGGCTTAGAGTCTGCTACAGAGATGACCAAGGAATATATCGAAATGACTGTAAATAAAGGTCAAGCAGTTACAAAGAAGGAATCAGTCGAACAAGACCTTCCATTAACTGAGAAAGTAGATCTTGACGGGCGTACTCGCGTTGTCCGCGACACAATGGCTCGTATTGAACAATACCGTAAAATACGCACAGAGCGTATGCAGAAGATGCAAGAAGAGCAAGAGGTTGGTAAAAATAAATATAGTGGTCTATATGACGATGGTCATGGTAAGGGTGCATTTATTCCTGATCCATATGATACAGGAAAGCCAGTTCATCCTTATATGCCAAAGACTATATCTAAAACCGTATCTGAAGGTGTCCTTGATGAGTTTAAGGATATGTTCAAGAAAGAAAACATTACCTTCAAGGAAGGTGATAAAGCCGAGTATGAAAAGTTCTTCAAGGCTGCTATGAAACGATTTGGAATTTCAAGCCCATCTGATCTTAAATCTGATGGAGAGAAGAAACGGTTCTTCGCGCATATCAAGAAAAACTACAAAGGTTAATGCCAAGAATCATCTACAAATTCAAGAACAAAGAGCGACTCAATGAAGCCGTTGGTTATCTTGCGTCTACACAAACAGATATCAAGATGCACGATGTTCCTTCTACAACTGAATTTAAACTTGAAATTGAATGCCGTGCAGAACAAGTTGAAGAGATTCGTTCTAATATCAAGAGTCTGAATGAGTCATATAAACTCACAGAAACTACTTCAAAGATCATTAAGATGCTTAGTGAAACTGCAAGGGGAACTGGTCGAACAATTCGCTTAATGGATGGAGATGTTATTCGTCTTACCCCTGACCACGCAAATGCAGTAATTGTAACACATGATGGATTGTCAGAAGAAAATCAAGTTGCTCTGCGAACTATGGTAATTGAATCAAGAAAAACGCATGAGGCAGCAATTCAGTTCTGCCTTGGTAAATCAAAGGAGACTGAATAATGGCTAATTCATCAAATTATATTGTTCAAACAAGAAATCGTTGTGTGGTTGGAGTATATGGCGATACTGCTGGAACTATTTCTTTTGGTATTACGAACTCTGCATTTGATGCCGCAAATATAGATGCACGAATTACCAATTCATCCGCAAATCTATCTAGAATTGTATATGGTATCAGCGGAAATTCAGGAGTTCTTCTCCGATATGGTGCAACTGGTGGAACTGCATTTATGCTTGCCGGTAACAATTCAGGCACAATTGATTTTGAAAGAATGACTCTTCCGAACAATGCACAATCACCTGCCGATGGAACATTCAGAGTTGAAGTTCCTATTACTGGAACAATTGTAACCGCATATTTGGAATTCGTTCCCTTCTAATCTAACACGGAGACCCAAATGAAACTATTCTGTGACATCAACGAAAACATCCAAGTCTTAACCGAGGAGCCTTCTCCTGGTCAAAAGAACTATTTCATTGAAGGTATTTTTCTTCAAGGCAATATTACCAATCGCAATAAGCGTAGGTATCCAATGGAAACTCTCCAAAATGAGGTTGGTCGCTACAATGACAACTTTGTTAAGCAAAAGAGAGCCTTTGGAGAACTCGGACATCCTGAAGGCCCAACTATCAATCTTGAGCGGGTCAGTCATATGATTACCGAACTACGCCAAGAAGGTTCAAATTTCATTGGTCGCGCTAAGATTATGGATACCCCCTATGGTAAGATTGTTAAAAATCTAATCGATGAGGGGGCTAAATTAGGAGTTTCGAGCCGTGGTATGGGTTCGTTGGAGGAGCGTAATGGCGTAAATGTCGTTAAAGATGACTTCCAACTTGCTACTGCCGCCGATATTGTAGCCGACCCCTCTGCTCCCGAAGCCTTTGTCCGTGGAATCATGGAAGGCAAAGAGTGGATTTGGGAAAGTGGTCGCTTAATCGAAGCCGATATTGAGCAGATCAAAAAGGACATCCGTAAATCTTCTTCAAAAAACCTTGAAGAAACCAAGATGAATGTTTTTAACAAGTTCCTACGCGGACTTTGAGAAAAGCATAAATAACAAGCAACCTCACTAAAATAGGAGAGAGTTCATGGACTCATATAACAACAACGAAGT